ATATCAACGCTTTGGTATATCCTGAATGGGCCGGCAACGCCAGTAATGCCACCAGGATCATCGCCTATATTCACGACAAAGTTCACGGCGATAATCACATGCTTGGTGAATGCTCCCACTGCGCCCCGCTGGATCAGGTTGATCAACGCGAGCCTGACCTGTACCGGGCGGCGTGTTGACAGCAACCCGTCATGTGCCTGCTTTGCCTTGAACAGCTTGCCAGCGTGATTAACCAGGGAACCTACGCCATACTCCGTGTTCGGGTCCCAGGGCGGTGCCAAGCTGGAGAGAAGCTGGCCAACGCTAAGCTCTCGCGAGCCGATCACCGTGGAAAAGTACTCCAGCCGGCGGTCAATCGTTATCGGCGCCGACTCGTACCCCTGGTCGGTAATGAACGTCACGGCATACTTGTAGCGGCCGTTGAACACGTCACCGGCACCAATCGGAGTCACGGTAGGACGGTGTACCGGGGCGTCAATTCCGAGGAACCCCTCGTCTGAGGAGCCACCGTCAACACCGTCGTTGTCCGTCCAGTAGCGCAGGCCGTTGTACCGTATGATTGACCGGGTGCCGGTAGGGTCGGTCAACAGGTCGGCAGGCTGGTCAGTCGTGGTGGCGACCGTATCCACTGACACCAGCTCGCCTGTCTCAACACGCGCATTGGACAATTCAAGGGCTTCGCTGGGCTTTAGCAGGTGCTCAGCGTTGAACGTGTTCAAGCCCTCGAATGCCGGTATGCGGTATGTCGCCATTACGCATCCTTGATAGTGTACTCAAGATGAAGCGTGAAGATATCGATATCCCGGCCACCGGCCTGTGTAAGCGTGAAGTTCAGTATGTTGTGACCAGTCGGGATGTCAGCCGAAGTGAGCGTCATCGCGCTATACGTGCTGTCCGAAGGGTTGGTCGTGGTGAACGAAACCGTAGCCAACTCCGTAGAGTCCAGAAGGTTGATTGTGCAGGCGAGCGTGCCGGTATTTACTGTCTGCCCATTGATAACAATCGCCGCGTGGGTCAGGGTTGCACCCTCTACGGGGGCCACAAAGAAGTCGCGGGTAGTGATGCTAAGGTCAGGTGCCTGGCCGACTTCAATCTGCATATCGACGGAATGTGAGAAGACCCGCTTGGTCTGGCCGACATTGATTTTCGGAGCCGTCACCGACAGGGCGTTCAACTGCAGCGTCTCGATTGCGCTGTCAGCAATGTCGGCGGTGTCGATGGACTTGGCCTGGACCACATTGACAAGGGCCCCAGTGGCGGCAGTGCCAGCCACAGCAGCGGTTCCGCTTGTCGGTGCCAGGTGCTCGTTGTCGATTGAGCCGTCAACGTACTCGTCCGAGTCGATGCTGTTCACAGCCATCTTAGCGTTGGTAATGGAGGCCGCGGCTATCTCGAGCGTGCCCGCGTTGAACGTCAGGATAGCGCCGTCAGGAATGCCGATTTGAGCAAGCTCGTCGCCAAGCTCAATGATAGCCGCGTCAACGTCGATAGCCGACATAGCCGCATTGCTGGCGGTTAGGTTCGCTCGGGCTGTCGTGGTGAGCGGAATCTTCGACGCATTGATTCCCGTAGACGGGCGAGTGCCGTCGCGGGACGTGGGAACCTGTGCAATTACGCCAGTGCCGGCGGCATCAATGAGCAGGTCTTCTACGCCGGCAAGCGCCTTCTTTACGGTGGTAACGGCCATGATTATCCCCTACATAAATTGGCTGACCACACCATGGTCGCCATTGTTGAACTGCCCTGAAACAGTGCGATTAATCCGACTGAGTATCTGACTGTACTTCGCCATCCAGCGGGCTTCTTCACGAATGCTGCCGTCGTCAGACTCTTTGGCGAATGCTCTGGCAGTAGCGAAATAGATAAGCGCATCGTCCTCTTCGACCTCGACAATGCCTTCTACCGGATCGCGAGTATAGAAGATCGTGTATTGCTCTGTGTCCACGATTATCTGGGTAATGCAGCCGAAGTCATCCTCAAAGACTATCGTGTCGGTGTCGTCTTCAATATCCATGACGAATCCAAACTCGCTGTCTGCGGTAATCGTGTCAACCAATACCGCCCCGCCAAGCTCGCGGTCCGTCGTGGCAAGCTGGAACAGGTTGGTGTTCACACAACCAAGATACCACATGGAATAGAGGACACCGTTGTAGCCGATCCACGCAAAGGGATCGTCTGCGGTTGCGGTGCCAAACGACTGGATCGACAAGTACGTGTCGGTCGTCACGTTGTCCTTTACCTCAATCACGGTGCTGCTGGTTGTCTTCGCCCAGATTCGCGTGCCGTCAGTGGTCAGCGTGCTCTTGGCGTGCAAACCGGTGATTGTCGTGTCGGTGATTGTGCCAGACGAATCCATGGTGGCCAGCGTACCATTGTGATTTACGTAAATCGTGCCATCGTCAAGGATTACGATACCACCCACGTTCTCGGTGGAAATCTGGGCAGTGTCCTTGTATACGCCGTTTGCCTGGCAAGCAAGGTAGTTGACAATGGTGAATGCTGGAGGTGCCGTATGGACTGACGCGAGTTGCCACGCTTGTACTGCAATGTAAGTTGCGAGCGTGCCGGAACTGCTGCAGGTCTTGGTGCTACCAGATACGGTGTAGAATAAGCTCCCGGTCCTGGCATCAAAACCCAAGCAGTTGTCGATACTGCCACCGTCTGAGGCAAGGGTGCTTACTGCACCAGCCTTCGTAATTTCGAGAATGTCGTTGCCGTTGTTGTCGATAATGTACGACTCTCCGCTCCAGTTGATTGCACCGTCGCCAGCAGTCTTGAATACAGGGTAGACTTGGTCTGACACACCCGCAATGCCGTGGGCCACTGTCTTCTCTATGTTGAAGCTCTTGTCGTAGAACACGAGGTTGGTGTCGTCTGAGATAACGAGCCTGTCCTGAAGCCTGTCAATGCGGCTTATACTGCCGGCGCCGTCTACTGTGCTGGAGATTGCCACGTTGCGATACTGAAAGCAGGACAGGCGAAACTCGATAGGTGCTACCTCGACCGTAGGACTCGGCCGCGGATAGAAGCGAAATGCCCGACCGCCGTCAAGGTCTGAGTAGTGCCGCGTAGGCGCACCCGTTGTTGTTCTGAAATTGTCGCCATGCTGGCGTTGCAAGTCAAGTGAAGTGGTGGCGTCCACCTCGAGACCGTCGTCACGCTCGATGCGCAGGATGTCAATCGCGTCGTCGGGCAGGTGATATACCGCCTGGTTCTCTCTGATCGTTAAGGCCGTCTGCGAACGCAGCACGCCTGTACGCCGGGCAATCTCCTTCTGCGCCCGGTTAAGGTTCCTGTCCAACTCGGCGTCCGTCCAGCGCACCCCGTCAGGGTCTTGCAGGTTGTCGCGGACTTCGGCTCGTAATTCGGCGAAGGTAGCCATGTGAGGAAAAGGCAGGGGGCCGGGCTGGGAGAATAGCCCGACCCCCCACCAGCCCGCTAGCTTGACCGCAGTGCATTCGCGAGGTTGACCGTCTGCAGGACAATCTTGTACTGCCCAGCGGTGAAGGTTCCGACAGTGACCGCGTCAAGCGTAAGGTCAGTCACTACGGTTCCATCATGATACCAGTCGAAGGACAAGGCACCAGTGTCGCTGATAGCAGTCAAGCTACGGAACGGGATAACCGTACCGATAGTCTGCGTGGCGGTTGCCATGACACCCGTGAAGAATCCAGAGGTCGAAGGACCAGTAGCGGTCCACTGGAAACGAAACGAGGTGCCACCAACCGGCAACACAACAGCCGCCGCAAAGCCGGCAACCAACATTTCGCCTTCCGGCACCTGAATCAACTCATACGTGTCTGCGGTGGTAGTAGCGTCCTTCACCAAGTCCCAGTCGAAGACCCGCGTGATAAGCGGGCTCTCGTACTCAACCGGGACGTAGTCTGCCTTGGCAAGTTCAATAGCCATGGTTCACAACTCCTTACTTGTCGCCCCATAACAGGACGGTTACTTTCTCTGAAACGCCCAGCGTGCCGTCATCCTCGACCGCTTCCAAGACGAGCGATGTCACGCCCGAAGTAGAGAAGGTCGTGGTTGTCTGCACGCTAAACCCGATACCGGTTGTCGCCCCCCACACGCCAGCGGAGAAGCCCTTAATCCTGCGAAGGCCCACGTTGGCGGCGGTGATGGTTTCAGTTCCGGTTGCAAGCGTAATGTCAACAGCAACGAGGTGCGGCGCGAGCCGATACCCCGTGTTGACTACCGCTACGTTTCTGTCGACTGACATGTCAATCCCTCCCAGTTACCGGATTATTGCTTCTCGGCGGAGGAAACCAACTGCATGACACCCATGTCAACGCTGTTGAACGTCACCTTGGTCTGACCGCGAATCTCGCTGCCGGCCACCGACAAGTGACTGCCGTGGTCAACAGGCTCTTCCGTCATCTTCGTGGTCATCGCCCAAGCAAGCAGCAGACTGTCGGCACCGACCAGAATGTTGCGTGCGAAGAAGACGCCAGCGGACTCGAGGAACAGCGGAACGCGCTCGTTCTGCATCACGATGATGTTGTCCCACTGGCCGACGACGGAACTCTTGAACGTGTTCGGAAGGTCCAAATCCTTGCCCTTCAGAGCATGAGCAATCCAGTCCGGATCGTTTTTCAGGTGGTTGGCACACCGCGGGTGAACGAACAGGAAGTACTGCTCCACACCGTCCTCGTCCAGACTGAACGGGTTGAGGCGATACGCACCACCAGTACGAGCCTGGAAGTTCGCTTCCTCAAGCATGTTCACGCTGATGAAGTCCGTCGCCGCAGTCATGGAAGCGTTCAGCGCAGTGTTGTCGCTGCTCGCCGCCGTAACCAGAGCAGAGTCATTGCTACCACTCGCCCGCAGACAACGCGCCACACCGCTCACACGGTCGGACGTATCAGTATCAGACTGGTAGGTCGCAACCGTCTCGGTGTCGGCAATACCGGCCCACGCCTTGAAGATCACGTTCTCGTTGTACTGGGTGAAGTTCTTGCGAACCTGGTCCCGGCACTGTTCCTTCGGGTGGAAGTTCGTGCGCTGCTCAGTCATCAGCCCGTTGGTGCGAAAGGCGAAACGCCGCAGATCAACGGTTACGTCCTGGGTGAACGTGGAGAGCGAACTCTCGTTGCCGAGAATAGCCACGTTCTGACCGCGCAGGGGTTCAACTTCGTTCCACGGAATGAACTCATACCGCTTGGTGTCACCAGCCTCGGCCTTGAGGGTGGTATCGACAATGATCGGCTTACCGGAACCGCGCCCGCCCATCATCGAGGACAGGGACGTCTTCAGCAAGTGATCGTGGAACAACTGTTTGTCCCAATGGATGGGATTGCCAGCGGCTCCAGTTGCGCGTGTGAATGCTGCCATGATTCAATACCTCAGTCATGAGGTAGGTTGTCTATCGCCGTCGTGTGGTGTCTCGCTTCCGCACCGAGTCGAAGAGTATGTTCTCGACTGGCACTTCAGGATCATCAAACGCCGACCCCTTTGACTTCCTACCTCGGTTTTGTGCAGAGTTGACGCCGGCAAGGGTCTCGGGCTCGTCCGTTCCTTCTGGAGTTGCTGCCGCTTCCTTGCCCTTCGCCGCCTCTTCAATTTTGCGTGCTATGAATCCGTCAGGGTCGTCTCTGAAGGCTATGATCTCCGCCTCTTTCAATGCGAGCTTGTACGCTGACTCTGCTGAACCACCGTCTTCCTGCCAACGAGCGTGAAGGGCATCGTCCGAATTGAGTCGCTTAACGAAGTCAGCCGTGACAGCGTCATCGTATTTGACCGTATCCGTCTCATGGTCCTTCCTTGCTTGCGCTTCCTGTCGAGCCAGTTCCGAAGCCCGCTGTTGCTGAATCTGATCCTCAAACATCTTCTGCACCCGCTGTGCTTCACGGGCCGAGGCTTGTCTGGCGACCTTTTCCATAAGGTCTGGGATTTGCGTCAGCGCCTTCTCAGGGTCTTCGGTTATCTGTTCCAGAATCTTCTTCTGCCAATCAACCAGATCGGCATCAACTTCAGTAGTTGGCGGTGGGTCAGGCTTCTTCTCCTGCTCTGCCTCCAACTCCTTCAGGCGTTGATTCGCCCGCTGCCAGTCGGCCTGCGTGTCCTTGCGCCGCTGCTCTTCCTTGTCCCGCTCCTGCTGGGCGTCGGCAAGCTGCTTACGCAATTCCTCGAGGGTCGGCTCTGCCTCGGGTTCCTTTTCAGGTTCCGGTTCAGGCTGCTCTTCAGTTTGCGCTTCGGGTTCTGCCTCGTCCGTCACCTTGGGTTCTTCCTCGGCCGCTTCGGGGGAAGGCTCTTCAGCCGCCCCGCTGGTCTCAAGGCCCAAAATAAATGATTCGGCATTGCTTTGTTCGACTTCAACTGCTGCGTCTTCGCTCATCCTGCGTGTCCCTTTCTGCGCTCCATTCTACGGGAAGGTCGGTTGACCGCCGATTGCTTGGAGGAAGCAGCTTTATGCCGTAGGCGGTACGGCGCCGGGCCCGCCGGGCTGCTGATTAGCACCCGCGACGAGTTGTTCAAACTCCTGTATCAACTGTCTCTTGTTCGGAAGCTCCATCAACTCGAGGATAGCCTTGCCGGCAATCTCAAGAGGCAAGATATTGGCCTTTGCCACCTCGGTGATAGCTTTCAAATTCTCTTGGCGCACGGTCGTGAACGTCGGCACCTCGCGCAGAACCACGTCGAACCGGAGGATATCCCCGATCTTATTGAAGGGTTCAGTATTGAGTTCCACAAAGTCGTCGGCGCCGTTGGGCAGTTGCACCCGGGCAATGCGCTTATCGGTGAAGAACGCGCCGATCATGCGCAGGACCACCTCGGTTGTGCGACGCTTGGCCATGAAGAAGTTCTCGAGAAGCGACGTCTGCAGTGCAGCGCCCTGGAGCAAGCGACTGCTTTCCTGGCTGGCGGTGCGGGCATTGGTTCCCCCAAGGCCGAGAGTAGCATCGTTTACGCCAGTGATGCGCTGTGCGTGGCCAAGCAGTGCTTGTTCCCGGCCATGGAGGTTGGCTGACTCGCGAAGGTTATCGCGCATCTGAAAGCGGCCTGCCTGTAGCGAGCCGTCTGATACCGTAATCACACCATCGGGGCGTGCTGCCTGGCGACGGGCCTGTTCGGGATCGTCGGTCGCACCTTCCTCCATGATGATCTGGTTGCTGCTCATGTTCCAGATGTCCTTGGAATTGAGCTTGTTCACGGAGTCTTGAATGGAGCGGATCAGGTCAACAACGCCCTGGTACGTGCCGTCGCGCTTGGTGAGGGCGATGATCGGGATGTACGGATAGATATTCGCACCCCGATACGGGAAGGTATTGAGGGAGTCGTCGTCAGGGTCGCCCTTAAAAAAGATCTGATCCGTGTGGATAACGTGATGTATTTTTCGGCGCTTGCGGCTGGTCCCAACGGGGAGCGAATAATAGACTTCGTGAATGGCAATGCGCCTGTTCTTCACGTCGAAACTGCTGACACTGCTCTCGGTTTGCGCTGCAGTCTGTGCAGCATTCTCCTGGCCGGCGAAGGTCTCTTCGGAAATATCCAGGTGTTGCTGCCAAAGCTGGTCAACCATGTCAGCCATTTTGGGCCAGCGTGCCCGGGCATTTTCAAGCGGCATCCATACGCGCTTGATCACGTACCTGGCATCTGACCAGTCGGGCTTGCGGCTGAACGGGTCAACGTAGAAGTCTTCCCATGGCTCCTGGGATACGTCTATCTGCCACTCGTTATTGTCGTCTTGGTACGGATAGACCTCCATGACGCCCAGCCCGCCCGTTAACGCCTGGCGAAAGCCCTGTGCTTCCTCGTAGGGGCGGCTGGCTACATCACTTACCTGCTTTAGAAGACCGTTCAGAACTTCCGCCATTGGTTCGTCAGACACCTCGCGAGGGGCAATGTTGACCTCGACGCGCCGCTGGGCCTCCATGGCCATGATCATGTCAATGGTCTGGCGGCAAATGTTCAGGACGGTAGCCTGCTGGCCCCGACGCTCAAGCGCAGTATTCTCCGCGTCAGTGTACTGGTCGCCGTCGTAGTACGAGTAGTTCAACTCGTTGCGTACGCGCCAATCAGACTGGTAGGCGTGGGCTTCCCGCCACCACTGAATGAAACGATTGTCAGCGGGGGAGATGCTGGGTTCTGTTGTCGAGCCGTCGTGTGCCATAGCGTGTACATTTAGTGTACAGTGGTGTCCAGATATTGTACACTACGCTACCGGCAAGTGCTATTTCAAGAGCGGTTCGCAAAGAAATGTATTACACCATTCGCCATGAATCGGGCTCGCCGGTCTCTCTCCTGAACGTGAGAGCGGGCCTTTTGTAGTCAGGCGTGGGGCTGTGCGTTTTCTTCACGATCTGGGCTTTTGGCTTGGTGTAGAAGGTCAATGCCAGGGATTCTGCGCGGTCAGGACTCGGCAGCGACCGCCGCTTGGCGTCCTTTTTCTTCTCGACGCGCACCTTCCCGTTGTCGGTATTGTACACCGGCCCCTTCAACTGCTCCTTGAGCTTGTCCATGTTCTCGTCTTGCACGGCGAACCGGACCTTGGTGTCTTGGAACCAGCACCGCATACCCCACCAAAGGGCGTCGCGCATGAGGTTGCACTTGGTGCCGCCGGTATCGAACGCCCTGCCCTGGGCCATGACCCTGCGTACCGGGAGGCCAGCTGACCTGAGCATGTCAAACACTCCGGCGCCAACCCCGACCGCGTCCACACAGATATGCACGGGGGCCCTGCCTGCCTTCTTCAGTTCGTTGTACCGGGCGGTAACGCGAGCAGCGGTCTCCGTGAGCGTCATGCCTTTCCACGCCGCATTCTCCTCGATGACACTGCCGCGGCGGATGGTGTAGGAAGTCTCGTCACCAGATACGCCGTCGTCTGCTACGTCCAGGCCCATGCTCGAGGGTTCAAGCGCGGCGAAGTGTTGCTCTTCCATCTCCCGGTTCCAGGCGGCATCCACCCATTCAGACCGGATAAGCTGGCTGGCGTCGGTCTCAGGGAACTGCCCGAGCACGTTCGGGTAGTAGATCAGGTGGTCGTCCACGTTGTACTTCTCAACGGATATCGGGGATACCTGCCCGTTCACCATCTTGAT